GTGTCTGTGGCAACAAAGTTTGATACTAGAAAATCTACAATTTCTTTATCGGGGTATTTTCGACTGGTTTTCTCGAACCAGTATTTATCTTTGCGACGATTAAAGGAAGTTAAAGTTGCTCTGGACTTCCCACCATACTTAAAGAAATCATATTTACTGTTCGTAAAATGACTTTTCATCGAAAGATAAGTTTGATATGTCTCAAATGGACTCATAGAGGCAATTTTGCTCTCGAAGTTTTCTTCATAAAATTCAAATTAATCGCATCATTTTTAAGTCTTTCTTTCAATGGTTTTGAAACTAATTTTGTAACTGATTCTATTTCAAGACCATTTTCCTCACAAAATAGCACTATAGCATCTATATAATTGCATTTTTGAGAAATTACAATATTTTCTATCTCTAAGGCAAACTTAGAAGGTGTTAGAAACTTATTCTCAATTGCCTGTTCTAATTCTTTATTTGGTTCCATATTCGTTAAGTTTATCTCCAACAAACTTTCTAATATATTCTGTGAGAAGTTTGATGTATTTTGCTTTGTCTCTTTCTTCATAAATGATGCATTCTCCATTTTCACAAGCCATAATGATTACAAGTTTTTTGACTGAAATACCAGTCAGTTCGTATAGCATACAACCATATGCCATACATTGAACAAAATAATGTTCGATCCACTCGCGTGGTTTAGGTTTTTTAGAAGTTTTAAAGTCGATTATTGCTAACTCACCGTCATATTCGGCAATGCAGTCAACTGTCCCAGCAATACCTAATTGCTTACTATATAGGGACCCTTCAAGAGCGTAAATATTATTTATACGATTTAAGTCTGATTTTGCAATCTTAAAAAGAAAATCGGATAGAGGTTGAACTTCTGGAAGTTTTTCATTTTTAAGATGATGTTCCACCAAAGTATGCATATCAGTTCCACGACTTGTTGCCGCTTTTGTGATACGATCCGCCTCATCATCTCCAACTTTCTTACGCCACTTCACAAAGATTTCTTTGTTGAAATGACTTGTAACAGAAGTAATTGAAACTAGTTTGAGTAGTTCTTCATCATCAGAAACTTTATAATATCGAATACCATCTATAGTCTCCCTTTCAAGTTTAGGAAGAATCAAATCAACATGATTAAACATTAAAACCCAGAATCTGTTTTAGCAATAAGGTATTCACGAACTGTCCCTGAGCGAACAATATCATCTACACCAAACTCAATTATATCAAAAGATGGCATTTTACGCAAGATGGTCATAAAATCTACAATTCCATTACGTTCATTAGTCTTTTGCAAATCAGATTGAGTAGCATCTCCACAAAACATAATCTTACAATTTTCACCAACACGAGTAATAATAGAATCTAATTCGTGAAAATTAAGGTTGGCAAACTCATCTACAAGTATAATACAATTATCTAATGTAACTCCACGAATAAAAGATGTGCTCCAGAACTTAATGGTTTCTTGTGACTTAAGATTACCATAGAGCATCTCAAACTCGGCATCAGAAGGCATCTGGAACATATACTTCACCATATTTTTGTATGGAATCTGGTAAATGTCCGACTTGTCTTCATAAGAACCGGGAAGGAAACCAATTTCTCTGGTGGCAACTAAAGAACGAACCAGATAGATTTTCTCATAAGGAGTTCTTTCATCCAAAACTTCACGAAGAGCATTATAGAGTGTGATAAAGGTATTATGTGTAATTATATAATCATCAGTGATATAAAGATGATTTTTATCCTCGATCATAATACATTGTGCTTCATCTTCATTAATATAACTTACATTTTTAATTTTTCTTCTGTATTGAAGTTTTTCGTAAGTTTTTCTACAAAGGTCTTTTTTTCTTTGTAATGTAAATAATTCTTTTGGATTTCTAACAGTAATCCAAACATTATAAGATTTTTTGCCTGTTTTTTTAACTCCATCATAAGTATATGTAGGAATTTTAGAGGTAATTTTACAAATTCCACCAAGAGACCAAATAATATCTTGAACTTGTTTTGCTAAAATTTCACTTGTTGTTGAAAATGAAACTGTTCCATTTTTATGGTCAACAGTTCCGTCAGTATCCATTAATCCTCTTATAAGATCAAGTTTTTGATCTGTTCCAGAATTAAAATATATTGAAGGAATAATTTTTTCATAAGACTTTTTACCATAAAGACCTAAATCTCTTAGAGTTTTTGTTAATGAATTAAACTTATTTTTTCTTGATAAAGAATCAATAAAATTATAATCATAATTTTCACCTTTACAAGATTTTATTACTATGTTTTCATCTAACACATTACTCAATTGTTCTAATATTGAATTATCTTTTGTTGTAAATTTTGGAGTTGGTGTTGTTAAAGATCCATCGCCAATCAAACAACCAAGAAGATAAGGATTTAATGGTAAATTAATATTTTCAGTTTTAATAGGTTCAATCAAATCAATTGAAATATTGGTCGAAGATTTTCTAATTTCTTTTTCTCTTAAAAAATCAATAATATATTGAGTATTAACTATTTTTTTAGATCCTACTTTTCTTCTATTCCATCCATCAGGAGCATTAATTTCCCAAAGATGTTCCAAACAACATCTAGTTTTAGAACCATCGTGAAATGTAATTTCATAAATGTGCTTTTTTCCCTGAGGAAAAATCCCACAAACTTTTGATTTTTTTCCATCTGGTGTCAATACATAATCACCAATTTTAATTTCACCCATAGTAGTCCATCCACTAGGGGTTAAAATTTTTGAGTATAGTGGTTGTGCCTTACCCGTTCCTGCACACCCATAGGCAACAAGATGTTTACCTTCGGCATATGCATCAAAAAGTTTTTTTTGATTGTCTGTGAGTGGTTCAATATCTAATAGATATTCACTCCCAAGTGCCTTTTTTCTTTTCATTTGACGAGTTGTAAGACCAACACCGATTGGTTGGTCTGCTCTTTTTCTTCTTGCCATTAGATTTTCTTTACACGAGAACCAGGTGCTTTGCTGGCTTTTTCTAATACCGAGTTCCACGAAGGATTTCTTGAAATCAATTTGTCCTTCCACTCACCAATTTCACAATTATTTGGTGCAGTTGATGGATCGGACCAATCACGAATCCAATCCAAATTATCTTTTGTCCATTGATCCCAATCGTGAATACTCATATTCACTTCTTTTTGTTCCCCAGTTTTTTTATTAATGATTGGGTATGTCGGCATTTTTTTCCTCTCAAAGTTTTTTATATAAAAAATTATTTATTGGTATTTTTTGTAAAGGTTCTTCCTCTGTGCCACCCTTCTGGTATTTCAGTTGTCTTGAATACATATTTACTTTTTGTGCCATCAGTAATCCACATCATAACACTTTTTCCATTATTCCAAGATTTTTTACCATATCTATGATTTTTTTCTCCAATTCTACCTTCACTCAATTTTCTTTTTGTTTCCTCATTTCTTTTTGACCCATAAGAAGGATGTTCTTCACCAAATTTACCATACATATGGTTTTTTTCTGCTTTTTGACGATCACTAAACATTTGTAAAACTTCCTTTGTATGCCTATATCCATAAGAAGGATGTTCTTCACCAAATTTACCATACATAGGATTATTTTCACCATCCAAACAACAATAAAACTTTACTGAAGTTTGTTTTGATTTATTTGCAAAATGGGGATTCTTATCGACTTCATAAAAATCGTGAAGGATTATTTCTGCTTGGAGTGCTTTTTCTGCATTATCAAAGATTTCTAAAATAATCTTTTGAGTTGGATTAAAGTTTTTATCTTTAAAACTTCCAAAATAATTTACATCTTTTTCTGGAAGACATTCACATTCTCGTTTTCCAATATAACCCCTCCCATATTCCTCATAGGAATAATAGACATAAAAGTGTTTCATACTACTCTAAACTTGGTGACAATAGTATTTATAAAAGAAAGGGACATTTCTGCCCCTATTCTACCTGAAATGTGTCACCAAGTCAAGGCACTTTTATTTATGGACTCAAACGTGCCTTATGAAGTCGCTTCTCTTCATAATAACTGAAGATCTCGGGAACCCATTCTTTAATAATAGGAACCATACCTTCACAAAGTGCCTGAATTTCAAGTTGAGCATCCATCTTTGCACGAAGGTCTAGGAAGTGTAGTGCCGCACGAAGTGAGAATGAAACTACAAAGTTTTGACGAATATTCTGTGGAAGATAATCTCGGAGATGCTCTTCTGCCATACCACGAGTATTAAACGCTTCTGCATACCTCTCAGATGCCGCCAGACAGAACTTTAATTGTCTTTCATAGTCTTCCTGCGTCCATTCATATTTGTGCCCCTTACGGTCAAGATAGAGACCAGCAGGACGAACATAATAAACCTCTTGTGGTTTTAGTTCACCCTTAGCAACTTTCAGCACACGGCGTCCAGTATAACGTTGCGATTGGACATCAAAAGATACACCAACACGATGAGTTCGTGCCTGAACAATTACATTATGAACAAATCCAACACAGTCCATAGTAATCGCAGGATGCTCCAATGGACCCCAGTGCCCACGTTCATTTGCAAGTAACTGCTCAATAACCCATTTACCACATTCCTTTTCTGCTGGGGGAAACTTGGTATGAATAGGTTCTTCAGAGTAATCATTCTTTCCACCCTGATAAACGAGAGTCTGTGGAAGTTGTGTCTGCCGAAGCATCACAACTTTCATTTCCTTATCTAGTTCTAAAAGATCCTTTGCTTTAATAGGTCTCATTTTTTTCCAAATCCTTTTGAGTATTTTGCTTCGATTTGTGCAAGTTCTTCTTTTACAACTCGCAATTGTGCTTTCATTTCTTTAAGTTGATCACCAGAATATAAATGATCCTGCTTTGTAAGTTTCTCAAGCATCTTTACCAATTCTTTTGCCCTTCTAGTCATTCATCATCCTCAAAGATTTCGTCGTAATCCAATTCTCTTGGATTAATATCATCAAACTTATAAGACTTAACATCAGAATATACTTCCGCTTTTAGAGAATCTACAAGAAGTTCCATATTTCGAATAATAAGTTTTAGTTTGTCTTTATCCATAGATTAAAGTTCTTTCAATTTATTTTAACATAAAAAAAAGTCACTCGTCAAGAGCGACCCTACAGGTCAAAAAATTTTGGGGAAATTTTTTTGACGATTTTGATAATCACTTCCGCTTTTTGGTTTTGGGTGCTTCATAACCCCAAAGTTTAGGATTGATTTTACCATAACCCCATTCAATGCTTTGAATAGCATCACCCATAGCATCATAATACATATCAAAAATATTAACTCTTTTACCAGATCTGGTAAGATCATAACAAACCTTACCACTCATCAAATAAGTTACAATATATGCATCCTTAGGAACATTAGTAACTTTAGCTTCTTCTAAAGTGCAATTATGTTTGAGTATTTCACATCCGTAACGAGATTTTAGTGATTCTCTTTCCTGCACAGTCCAAGTCTCTTGATCTTTTTCGGATGTCTTAGTCCTTTCTGTAGACATCTTTTTTTCTTGAATATTTTTTTCCATATCAATAAGTTCAATTAATATTATGTATCAGGAACGACCTCCCCATTGAATATCGGGATATGCTTCTGAAACAATTTCTTTTGTAATTTTATATCTAGTATCAAGTTTTTTATCTTTAATCAAACAAACGATTTCTGCCTCAAGAGGGTGAAGACCTTGAAGAAGATTAATGAACATTGTTTCTCTACGAAGAGAACTTAGTCCATCATTACCACCTTTAACAAAATTATAAAACTTTTGATACTCTTTACGAATTGAAGAAAATCCTTGATCCTGAGATCCAAGAGAATTACTTCCAACCTCTTGCATCTTAGTTACAGCATCTCCAATTTTTTCAGTCATTGTCCCACTAAAGGAATTTTGTTCCCCAACACTTGCATAAGGAACTTCTCCAGGTGGAAGCACAGAAACAATACTCTCATCAAAGTTCCAAATCAAAACCGTTTTGAGAGCGGCATCATCAAACTTTCTGAGTGCTTCTACTTTGCGAACATTGGATCTTTGTTTATCTACAACTTGTAGAATTTCAAAAATAAAGGGATTGGAAGGGAGATCGGGGATCGATGTCTCTGCCCTTGATGCTGCTGGTTTTTTAGTAGTCGCTACTTTTACTTTACTCTTCGTCGTCGTTGTCATAATTTTCTTCGTCAAAATAATCTGGATTAAATGAAACTGCTAAAACTTCGTCGGGAATAATGTTACCATTTTGATCGTAAAATTCTGGATGTAACTTTGGAATTTCCCGATAGTTCATCATATATTCTCTTGCTACCCAACCTGTTACAAGTCCCACTATAAGAAATAATATCGTTAGAAAGGAACCAAATACTAAACTAACTGCTAACATTTCTTTTACTCCGGGAAACTACTTTTCTTTTCCTAGACTTTAAGGAAAACTCAAAATAGATAGTTACTTCCCGATTTAGAAAGCAAAATATCTTTTCAAAAATGATATGAAACGGTTGAGTTTGCTTTTTTCTCCCTCGATATAAAAGGATTTCAACACCACGATTTCTGTGGTCAGAATTATTTATGCTCGTATTAGACAATTTGTTTCTCTTTTAGATATTTTACCGTATCCGTACATCCACCAAGTTTTACATCATCACATAATACTTGAGGAAAGGTAGATCCTTCACCAAATTCTGAATAGAATTCTTCTCTGGTAAAATCTTCTCCTAAATTATACACCACAAAGTTACTTCCTGTCAATTCTAATACTTGTTTGACTTTATAGCAATAGGGGCAATCTTCTTTTGAATAAACTGTAAAATTCATAATTGTTTAATATCTATAGTAATTTATATAAGAAATAAAAGGAGATTTCTCTCCTCTTATTATACCACCAACTCACTTCTTCCCACCACAGAAGAAGGTCTTGGTTCCCGAAGTCACAGAGAATTCATCAAGACCTCTGTATTATAGGGAATTTTATAGTAGGCGTCAAGGGGTTGACAGAATGTGATTTTATCAGTAGACTAGGTTTGTTGCCGTTGAAGATAAGTTATATCTCATTACCTATAGGTCTTTCCCACTTGGTTCCTTCCTGAACAATTCCATCACCATCACCATCTCTTGCATCAGGATTATAACCATCAGAAATTTTTTCTTCCAATGTTTGTTCTGTAGGTGCAGGTTCTTCAACCTTCATCCAAGGAAGAGGTAATGGTGTAATAGGTGGATTGTACTTACTTGCAATCTCATTCGCAAGAACTGTTTTTAAGTATCCAACATCAAGATTACTTTCCAACCATCCTATCACAGTTTCTTCAGTAAGTGTTGAATAGTCAGTAAATGCTTCTAGACTTGGTGAAGGAAGAGGATATGAATTACTCATCGATGCTAATGTTCCATTCTCATCTTGTCCAGTAAAACTCCAATCAATCACCTTAACTACATTCGTCAGACCATTTTCTGAAGGAGCACAATCTAATTTTGAGATACTCCAAGTATAAGTAATCATCGTTTCTTAGCATACTCCATATTTAGATTTGAGATTATTACACTGCGTCTCCATACTCTCAAATCCTTTGACTGTCATCCAAGTCACCATCGAATATCTATTTCCTTTGGTGACTGGTTCAACACCGTGACGATAATACCTGTTAGAAGGAAAGCAAACTAAAAGTCCAGGTTCAGGACGAATACGAATATGAAGGTCTGGAAATACAAAATCACCACCTTCAAACCCATCATTCAAATATAAGACCATAGACAAATCACGATCTACTGTCTTTCTCCATAGTTGAGTTTGGTCTGGTGCAGTCCATACGCCTTCACCATCAATGTGAGGTTGGTAGTGTCCTCCTATACCATAACAAAGAAGTTGTGGAACTTCACTACTATCAACTTCAAACTGATAGAAAGGATTAATCACTTGCTTTACAATATGATGC